TCGTGCAAGGCTTCCAACTCGCTGTCGAGGTAGTTCCATGCACCTATCATAACTTTTGGCGTTCCCGCATCGCGCCAGCCCACATAAAATGCGCTAAGGTCTGCCTTAGCCGCGCCATCTGAAACGGCACTTGTGTCGTCCGATACCGTGCCTCCCGCCAGCCGACCCACAAACAAGCCCACCGAATTGCTCGCACGGAAAGTGCTCACACTTTGGTTGGTAGTCAGGTCGTAGATAGCTTTACTTGCGCCAGCCACCAGCGTAACAAACTCGCCACCGGCTGTAATGCCGCTGCGCAAGTCTCGCGCCGTCGAAGTCCAATCTGTGCCGGGGTTGGCAGTGCTGCCGCCCAATCGTCCGCCATCAATGAAGAAGGAGCAGTTCCGGTACTGCGCAGATTTGGTAACGGCGTAAGCAGCCGCAGCCTGCATCGCGGCCCAAATATCAGCCTCTACACCTGTGGTGATAGTCGCTGTATAAGAGCTGGGGCGATTCAAAACTATACCAACCAATCGCAATACATCGCCATTCGCATACGACGTATTAAACAGCGTGTCCATCAAGCCCGCCGCAGCAAAGACCGTAGTTGCCGTAGTCGTATTCACATACAGGACTACCCACAGCGGCGCACCTTCTGGTGCCCCTTCGTAGAACTCGGCGATTTGCGCATACACCGCGCAGCCGTTGGTAACATCGTAGGCAGCGGTCAGTCCTAAGTCCCGCACCTGCTTCAAGCTATTCACTTTCACAGGCGCACCAAGGTTAAACGAACCCACAGCCGCAGGCGCGGAGATAACCAAAGCCGCCACACCGTCGGTGTTCGTGCCAGTAAAACCCAGCCCGCCATCGCTGATGCTAATATTTACTTTGTCTAATGCCATGGTGCGTGTTATTCAGGGGTTTTAGCAGATTTTGCAAGGGCTTCTTCGGCAGCTTTGGCAAGAGCCTCCGCAGCTTCTTTGTCTGCCTGCTCCTTTGCCGCTTTTTCGGCAGCGGCTTCGGCTTTGGCACGTTCGTACTGTTGTTGCTGCTCCTTTTTAGTGAGCCTTGGTACAGCAGTCATAGTAGGCGCGGGCGGCTGTAAGTCTTGGCGAGACACTTTGTGTACTTCGCCCAACTGATTAGCCTCTGCATGTCGATTGGCTACATTTACAGAGTGCGGATTCGACGCATCAAACGCCTGTCCATCTGCTGTAATCACCAATTCATTAAGCGAGGGGTGCGCAGCGAATACCTCCGCTGCCACACATGAAATATATTCTGGGGTCATAATTAAAGACTGGCTATCAAGGAAAGAAATTCATCTCTAAACGTTGCAGCGTCATTGTATGATGCTGTTGCTACTTCACTTCCATTGGCGATAACAGATAAATTCACAGGGCACTCCCCATCCGCAGATACATTTAGGTCATACAAGCCTCCCACAGATATTATGTTGGATGCTTTGCCTACCAATGCTATTGGATAAGGCATAAGGATTACCGCATTATAGTGGTCATTCTCATCTTTTTCTGTGATAAGAATAATCCCCTTGTCGATATTGATTCGTACTTCGTTCGCAGCATTTGGCATAGCCCTACAAATTAGGAGGTTTATTCATCGGCTTACTCACCTCTTTGATGAGTGCCCATATTCGCCTTCGCTTCACTATACCCAGCACCGTTGCCGCAGCTGGGCATAGCCAAATCGCTATATCTTGTAAGGCTTTCCACGGTATGCCATCATCAGTAGGTAGCTCTTTGGTTGGCTCGTCCTCTCGGTAATCGCATAAAAGCCCCATCCCTCCCGAACTCCCGCCTGTGTTGCGCATCCGTATAGCCGTCCCCTTGCCGCTGGGCATTGCCTCATTACTCGGCTTTGGGTGATGACCACCTGAATAATTGGTAGGTTGTTTGGCAGAACTGGTAGCGGTACTCTCCTCTGCATAAGACAGGGCATGAGTCATCTGTACTTCCAGTGTTTGAATCCGCACCGCATTCGCGCTACTTTCGATTCGGAGCTGCACAACCTCGCTTTTCACTTCTTTGATGTCGTGAATCACGTCCATCAGGAAGAATCCAATGATAGCCAGTAAGATAGGAACCAGCCAAGCCTTTACGCTGTTAATTGCGTCCATGATAAGCAGTAATAAAAGGTGAAACAATAGCGGGCAAGCCCGCATAAAAGATGATAGGTAGATTATCCTTCCAGCAATGCCACAATACCAAGTCCAGAAGTGTAGCGACGGCAGCCGCCAGCGAACGCCTCAAAAGACATGATAGAGCCATAGTACAGCGGGTCATTTTCGCGCAAGAAAGGATTCACGGGTCCTTTGGCGCGGCGAACAAAACGTTCGTTGTAAAACAGCGAGGCAGCCTTATCGGTCGTTGCCGTAGATGTACCTGGTACTTTCGCCACCGAAGACGTATCAAACGTCAGGAAGTTAGTGCGCAGCATAATGTCGAACCCATACAACTGGTCTACAACGCCCGTAGGCAAAGTTGCTTTGCCAAATGCAGCTGCGTTGCTGATGCTGGTATCGCCCGTCAAGTCTTCGTACATCTGTGCCGTGAGCACCGCTACGCGCCCCAGCAAAGGGATGTTCTGCGCGTTCAGCGCAGCGCGAGCCGCTTTGAAATCTGCCGCCGTCATTGCTTTGCGGTTGCCCGTCGCGCCGGGTGCTTCTGCTGCGCGATTTACGCCAGTAGTGAGGATTTTAGCCTGCGGCGTTTTGCCCCACTCATAGCCAATCCGCTTCGCCACAACTTCTTGCAGATTCAGTACAGCGTCTTGCATCAGCGAAAGACGTTTATCATACGACACCTCTGCCGCTTCTGCATCGCGCAGATAAATCGGGTCAGTCGTATAGCTGCGCGTTTCATAATTCAACAGCGTATCCGTGCGCTGCTGTGCCGTCGCTGGCAACGAAGTACGGTCTTCTACGACCGTAGCTGCTGCGCCAGCCTGTGGCAAGTGTACCGTGCGGCTGTTTTGAGCCAGCGCGGTGTCATCAACGGAACGCATGATAAACGAACCGTCGGGGAAAATGAGGTCGGCAATGTCGCCAGCCCATACTTCGGGATTAAGTGCTCCTACAACAGATGCCATAGTTAGAGATTATTTACGTGAGGAAAGATGTTCGCTTACCAACCGCTGATATTCATCGGGCTGGGTTTGCTTAATAGATAAAAGTTCTTGGGGCGCATTGCGCTGATACCAGTCAAAGGTCTTTTTTACGGGCGCATCATTTTGCGCAAGCCCCGCCGCCGCCAACTGCCGCTGCATCTCTGCATAAATGCTGGGTCGTTTAGAATTGGGGGTAGCTTCCTCTTTCGACTTAGCCTCCAGCGTTTCGCTGCCCCCTTCACCGGGTTCGTTATCGTGTGAGCCATCGGCAGGGGGAGTTTCTTTGGCTTGCGCCACCGCTGCCGATAATCGCTCTAATTGTTTGGCTTGGGCTTGCAGCAGCGAAATCGCGAACGCAAGCGTAAGATTGTCATTATCAATATCAGCGGCAGCATCTTCTTCGCCATCTCCGCCAGTGCTCTCTGCGGCTTGCTCTTCGACTTTGGCTAATGCCATAGACAAAGAACACACAACTCCAGCCGCCAACGTAATATTACCCGCAGGCTTATTCTCTGCCGTAATCATTGCCGTAGCTGTACTCAGCTGATTGTTTGCATCCAGCATCCGCACCGCATCAGCATTGCCGGGTATCGTTACCAAAGAAACCTCTAAGAGCTCGCACGAAATCACCGTGCCCCAATATTGCCCAGCGTCCATGTCTTCGGGTTTATCCGATGTTTCACGGACCCGGAAACAGATAGACACCGCGCTCATCGCACCATCATCCACGAGTTGCTTGTACTTTTTAGCTTCATCCGTAGAGGCAAATTCCAAATCGCCAACCAACGCCGCGCCGCCATTTATGGTCATCTTGCGGAGGTTCACCACCCGCCCAATCGGTGGGCACTCTTCCGAGTCATGCTCATGCTGCACGAGCAGCACAGGGTTCTTCTCGTAATTGAGAATATCAATGCCCGAGGTCAGTACCTTGTAGCCGTTTCGATTGAGCTTGTCGGTAGATAAAATGAATGAGTATGCCATTGCTTTTGCGATAAGGTGAGCAGCGT